AGCCATACACAAATTCTATGGCTCTAGGTTAGGTGTAAATAATGGCTGGGCCTCCGATACCGCCACACACGGCGTTCAGCCTTACGAACAGAACCGACCCAGCGCGGGTAGTTTATTCGGCTTCGTCGGCGCGGGTGATTTCGTCTTCTAGGGCTTCGGCAGCTTCGTCAAAGCCTTCGTCGTAGAGCCACTGTTGAATGGCGGTGAGCATGGCGGAAGCGGCCTCGTTGAACTCGTAACAGGCGTCGTCAACGGTTGAGTCGAAGGCGGCTTCAAGATCGCGCCAAAGGGGTGCAGACATTGTGATGTTGCGGCGGCTTCAGGGTAGCGGCAAAAGAAAAAGCCCCCGAAGGGGCCGTACGGTCAAATGTTGTCAAAGTGGGTGTCGTCGTCGGGCTGTGCGGAAAGCAGGCGAATGTTCCACTCAAGGCATTGCTGGGCTTTCACTGCATCGCCCTCGGCGTTACGTGCCTTGAAGAACTCGGCCATCTTGAAGTTTTCTTGGACGGCGTAGGCGATTTCTTGGCGGGTCATGGTCTTGTGTGTGGTGGGGTCGCCCCCTGTCCCCTAATTATGGGGTATACCCCGTGGGTTTGGCAAGCACCCCAGTGGCCAGTTCACAAATCGTCAATACAGCCTGATGCCAGTGCCACGGCCCGCGTTCGCCTGAAGCGGGTTGAATTCACGCCACACCACGTACCCCAAGGCGTCAACCATGTGATCGTGGCCCGCCTCCTTGTTCGGCTCGCCCTTCTCTGTCCAGCTCTGCAGCTCAAGGCATTCGATCAGCCGTCTGCAACCCTGCGCCACCGTCAACCGCACCTCACCCTTCCCGTTTTCCAGCAGTGCCTGAACGGCGGCCACACGGTCACGAACGGCAGGGTTAGACCGCCCAGATTGATTGCTAAACCCGTAGGACTCCAAAATCTGAATGTCAGTGCGGGTGGCGTTGGTGGAGCGATTGCCGCCTGAGGCGTCAGGGTAAACGTAAACACGATGATGCGGATAACGACGCTTAATTTCTTGCGCCAGTGCATCAGTGTCATGTGCGCCGCTAATTTCATCAACAATCGTGAGTCTGTTGCCATTCCTAACACCAATTACGGCAGACATATTGGCCACGTTGAAGTCAACCCCCACACGCAATGGTTCGTTACTGAAGTCATTAACGGTTGCGACTACGTGCTTTGCCCGATCAAACCTGTCGTATACCTGGCCAGTATTTAGGTTCACCCATTGGCCTTCAAGGTACGACTTGATTAACTGCGGCGGATAATTCGCCATCAGGCTGTCAACAAACCCGTCGGGCAGGTACGGGTTATCCATGGTGCGAGCACGGATCAGAGCCGTGTCCTCACCGGCGTTGCGGTCAAACGTATCGAATGCCCAGCCGTAACCTTCGGGCGTGGTGGCGGCGTAGAACTGCTGCACATTGCCAGCACGAAGACGGGCTAGAGCCATGCGCGTTGCCTGCTCCGCTACCCGCTTGTTTGCCGTGTCGGCCTCGTCAAAGCCAATGGCGCAGAGGTTCTGACCACGAATGCGGTTCCACGTCTCCATCGTCCTCAAAAGGATGGTGTGGCTGCCCTCAGCGAAATGCAGGGTGTATTCCGGCAGCGGGCTGACGCGGAAATTAAACGGGATCTCCCACTCTTCCAGCAGGTCATCCATGGTGCGCTGGAGGATGTCACGCAGCATCGGGGCGACAGGCTCAAACAGGGCGCTGACGTGGCCGATGTTCAGAGCTGCCATGTGAACGGCCTTGGCTACGAGGCCATGGGTCTTGCCAGCACCGAACCCGCAGACGAGGGCGAGCTTGCGGTGTTGGGTGTCATCACAAAAGGCCAGTTGATGCGGCAGCAGCGTTTGCCGAATGCGATCTAAGGCCTGTTGGGCTGTTGGGCCTGAGGCTTGGCTTGACGGTGGATCAAGGAGAAAACCACCGGGAGCATTGGCAAGGAGGCTCAAGTATCAAGGCCGATAAGTTTGGCTTGAAGCTGAACGGCGTTAAGGGCGACTTGGGTTTGACCGCGCTTGTAAGCGGACTGTTCGTAGGTACGAAGGCGACCTAAGGCTTCAGCGATCCATGCGGGGCGGGTCATGGCGGCGTCTTCTTCTAGGCGAATTCTTGCGCGTTGGATGTATTCATCAGCCTGACGATTTTGCAGATTCCATTGATTCGCGCAGAACTGCACGATCTGGCCACGGGACATACCTTCGGTCAAAAGGCCGTAAATGGTGTCAACGCGGAAGTTGATTTCGGCAGCAGTTGAGCGTGCCAAGTTTGCGGAGAAAATGATACGAACAGGATAAACCCAAACCAAAGAGAATGGAAGGCCGAGCGTCTCATCTTGTGACACTTGGGACGGTTTAGGGCGAAGGTAAAGACTTTCAGGAATGTGCCCTAGGGGACTTGCCGGCGAAAAAACTCTGGCTAGTCTTCTCCCGTTGTTTCCCGGGAATTCCCGGAAGAACCCGTAAACCTCCGATGCGCCTTGAACTCCAAATTCCCGACGATCTGGCCGAAGATCTCAAGCGTTACAAGCCCAAAACCCTGACCCTGCCTATGTTCTGTGCCTATTTGCTGGAGCTAGGGGTTGACAGGGACGTTACGCTGGCGGAGCGACCGAAGGGGAGCGAAGCCTCTTCTTCTATTAATAATATTATTGATACTTCTTCTTTAAAAGAATTATCTTCTAATAATATTAATAGTACGGCTGTTAAATTAACGAAAACGGCTAAGAGAACCGGGAAATCCCGGAAGCGCCCGGAGTATTCCGAGGAGTTCAACGAGTTCTGGAAGCTGTACCAGTCAGCCCCTGATCGCGTCTCATCTCAGACGAAGCCCAAGGCCTACGACGAGTGGAGGGGCATTGTGGCGCTGGAAGGACCGGAGACCCTCCTGAAAGCCGCTACAAGGGCGATTGAGGAGCAGAAGCGGAAGATGACAGCCGGCGAGTTCGTGGGCAGCCTTCCTGACCTGTTTCGCTGGCTCCGCGACGGCAAGTACGAGGTCTATCTGGAGGAGCACAAGCGCCAGAGCGGTGGGAAGTACTGGGACGAGGACAACCGCTGCTGGGTCTACGACGACTGATCACGCCTCACCGTCCACCACCATCAACCAACCATGAAGCTGTACGCACCCGAGAGCAAAGGCAAATACGTCTGGCAGACCGCCGACGCCAAGACCCGTGCCGTGTCCTATTCCGTGACCACAAGCCGCACGGCCCCGCCTGATGCCTGCTACGGGCATCCCATGGGCAAGTACGACGACACCGGCCTGTACCTGACCTTTTGCCCGAACGTCGGCGCTGACGATCCGAAGAGCCCACAGGCGGCTCGCTACGTGCTGCACCCCATGGCCGCTGCTGAACGCGACCGTGCTGATCGTGAACGACTCTGGCGGGAAATCTGATGTGCCAGAAATCAAAGCGTCTCTGTAGCGTCGCAACGGCGCAGACGATCTGTACGGTGATGAGCACGCAGAAATTTCTGCGGTCAACGAACCCACTGCCATGACAATCACTCTTCCCCGCCGGGAAAAACCCGCCGCCAAGGTGGGCCCACGTCTTGAAATCTCCCCTCTGGAGTTGAAGGACTGGCTCAAATTGGAACACGGCCTGAGCAAACTGCTCACCGAAGCTGAATCTTGGGAGCCTTTCGCTTGGAAGGGCAATGACCTTTCCGCTCCGCTTCGCGCCCTATACGTTGCTGAATCCCGTGGCCTGCTCTCACGCCGCGCCGACCGCTCCGTAGAGGTTGCCATTGCCGACATTGCGGCGGACATCAACGGTTATCTGATGTCTTTTGGCAAAACCCCAGTCACCGAAAACACGGTGCTAAACAACCTGCGTCTTGCTTCGCAGTATGTCACTGCAGCCGTTGGCGTTTCGATCATTCCCGACCGTGGATCAATGAGCGTTCGCCTTGTTGATCAGTACGAAACCATTGCAAATATTGAGCGTTACTTCGCGCAGATGAAGCCGAAACTCAAGAACCTGAGCCGTCAACTCGATCACGCTGTTTCCTGCGGTTACGACGTGAGCCGTGTGATTTCTGCTTCGGAAGAAACCACTGGCATCAAAGTGATGCTGGCTGCAGGCGCTTGATTTGTTCCGGCCCTCTTCACCGGGGGCCATTTCTCGTTCCCACCATGACAACCGCAATTATTCCCGAGGTGCTAGACACCTCAACCCAAATCCTTGAAGCCTCACCAATGACCGACTCGGAAGAGAAGGAATTGGTAATTGTCAAAACAGCAATTCAAACCGCCTACGCAGACAAACTTGAGCGTGACCTAGCGATTGGCGCCGGGCTGCTGCAGATCTTCCGCCGCAAACTTTACCGGGGCAAGGAAGGCGGACGCACTTGGGAACAGTGGCTGGCCGAAGAGTCGGCTGAGCTGACTGCAGGCGCCGGCGCCATTGGTAAAGACAGCGCCAACTACCTTCGGGGCTTTTACCAGTTCCGTTGCGAAGTATTGCGTTCTGCGGGCCCGGGCCCGCGCAACCTTCCGCTGCCCGCCAGTCCCAAGCAGATCCGCCCACTGCTTGGCCAGCTCGATACCCACCCTGATGCAGCGGTGGAGATGTGGAAAGCGGCTGTGGCCGACGCCAAAGGCAAGGTGCCAACCTTTGATCAGGTCAATCGCGCTGCTCTGGCATACAAAGCCAACGAACAAAATCAGGCGCGTCGCTTAACAGAGGCACAGCGAATCTCGCAACGCAAGGCCGTATTGGCGTCCGTGGAATCACGGGCAACCGAAGAACGCGAAGAACCTTCCGAATCGTTTTCCTTTACTCCGCCACGTCCTGCTGCTACGCCTCAGATTCCCGCGTGGGAGTTGGAAAAAGACGATAGCAGCATTGATGCGGTATCCGAGTGCAAACGAATTACGCACGCGCTAAACGATGCCTTCAAGGCCATTGCAACGCTGCGCGGGATTCTTTACAGCCAGATCAATCGACACGGCGACGAATATCTGCAGTTTCTTCGTCAGGTTGACGCTGGTGTTTACAGCCTGAGCAATATTGATGATCAGATCGAGCAAATAGGCGAAGACATTGAGTTCGTGCTTGATCTGTTGCAAGCCAGCGTTGGAGCTGGTGAATTAGCCCAGTCAACGATTGACGTGAATTCAATTCCATCGCGTCAATAAAAAGGGGGCGAAATCGCCCCTAGTCAGAGTTCCCACTACTGACCTACCCATTCTGCCCCACCGCTGATGTTCTGTGAACAACTCAACTAAAATCCGCTTACGCAACGCTGTTGTTGATGCGTTGAGCGATGGCGACGATGTAGCCGCCCACGAAATGCTTGGCTTGTTGGTTTGCCAGCCAATACGGCAAGACAGTATTAAACAGATGCCTCCGTTGGCATTGCCGGGCGCCATAACCATCATTGATGGCCCAGCTAAAAACTACCACTATTGGATGCGATTTATCAGAGATAATTTTTTACCGTTCATGCACAGAAACGGTCGTATTCAATTCACCAGTTACGAGGTGCTTAGTTGGCTTCGTAATTGCGGCAATATTCAGTTGACGGCAGGTGACACTCATGTGCTTGCCAACGGCAAAGAAGTCTGGCGTAATCAGGTTTACAGCGCCCTTGCAAACCTTAAGCAGATGGGCGTTTTAGATGCTGAGCGGTTCGCAAAGTCTTATACGATCAAGGCATCAAAAGAGGTGGTCAATGAAACCAGCGTTTGAGCTGGCGGAGGTTCGGCGTCTGCTCCGTCGCGGGGTGGATGCTAAGCATTGGACGCTTCAAGACCTAGACGTGCCATCACAGGGCTGGGTCATCACAATGGAAGACGCCAAGCGCATTCCCGGCTTCATACCGCCCACCTACCGCAACCTTCTCAGAGATGAGCCCACACCAACAGAACGCGTTGAAATCGTCAGCCCCAGAGACTTCGCGATGGCTGAAGCCGTTGCCGATCCTGTTCAACGAGGAAGCGCACCGCTACTACCACGAACCAACTGGGAAGTGGCTGAACCACTCCGTGACGCAGGTTTGCAAGGGGACGAAGGATCGCTGGGCGATGAAGCGGATTATGGAGACCAAGCACATTTGGGAACCTCGGGGAAAGGCGGTACACAAGGCGTTGGAGGATTTCCTGACGACTGGTGACGCGGGCAAATTTCCAGAGGAATACAGCGAATGGGTGGAGCCATTGCTAGGGCATTCGGTCTGGAATAGCTACGAGGCCATCGCGTGTGAATATCGACTATGTGACGTAGAGCGCAGCATTGCGGGGAGCTTTGACTGCCTGCTGCGGCGCAAGGATGACCACGCCCAGATGGTGTTGATTGACCTCAAAACCCAAGGCAAGGCCGATGCCAGCCCGTATGACGTGAGCCCGCAGTTGGGCGGTTACCTAGGGATGTTGAGCCTGCACTGGCCAGAGTTGTACGTGCAGAAGGCTGGGGTGCTGTGGTCTAGGCCCGGAGCGACGACGCTGCAGAAAGTAGACGTGGATGAGGCGGTGATTGAGTGGCAGGGCGCTAGGGATGCGTTCCTGATGCTGAATAAACCGGAGTTCTAATGACGGATCCGGTGTGGCCGGTGATGGTGCTAATCAGCGTTGGGCTATTGGGCGTGATGGTGCTGGTGGCTTGGGTCGGGATGCAGGATTGACAGCCCCTTGCCCTTAGGGGTATACTCCTTTTGCAGCGATGCCCCACGCATGACCGACCACGCACGACTCCTGTTCGACATCGCCAGCATCAAGCTGGAAATTGCTTATCAAGAAGAAAAGTTGAGGGCGTTGATGGACGACCTAACCGCGCTCTATGCCTCCGGCGATTTGGACGCCATCAAAGACGATGACGGCAACCTAGTTGGCGAGGGCGTCAAGGTCACACGCTGCACCCGCACGAGCTGGCAGTACAGCAAGGCCGTTAAGGAGTTGCAGCAGCTAGAGCAGTTTGAGGGGGTGGCCACAAAGAAGGAAACAGAATATTGGAGGATTTCGCTGCCAAAGGCAGAGTTCTGATGGCCGGCACTCCCGTGGACGACCGTATCGAAGCCATCCTTGGCAAATACGACCTACGGGACAAAGACCAATACAGAGACGCCGTAGCGGAACTGACCGCTTACCTGCTGACCCTGAGCAACCGGCAAATCAAACGCAGCCTGTACCACCAACGGTTGACCGAAAAACTCCACCTTGAAAAATGCTTCAATCACAAAACAGATGAATCACAACCCTTATGACCTGACGCTGTTCACACGTTTTCTGCTGTGGATGCTGTCAACGCGGCCTGATGTCGTCAAGATCAACGTTGGCACACCAGTGAATTACCTAGAACGTTGTTACAGCGGCTCTGGCCGATGAAATTTGCCGTACAGGGTATTGAACCCGCACCGCAAGGAAGCAAACGACATGTTGGCAATGGCCGCATGATTGAGGCGTCCAAAAAGGTCAAGCCTTGGCGTTTTGCTGTTAGTCAGGCCGCACTTGAAACTGGTTGGCAACTGGTTGATCGACCTGTCATGGTGCAGATCACGTTTATGTTCAGCAGGCCAAAATCGCATTACAACAGCAAAGGCCAACTCAAGCCCGCTGCGCCGCTCTACAAACAGACCAAGCCCGACCTTGATAAGCTGTGCCGCTCAACCTTAGACGGCCTCACGAATGTCTTGTTAAAAGACGACTCGCAGGTTGTTAATTTGATCTGCTGCAAGATTTACGCCAACGAGGGCGAGCTTCCCGGAGCACTAATCACCATCAATCCACTGTGAAAGGTTCAAAGTATCTGCGCCGTTGCATTATTTGCGATTCGGTTTTTAGTATTCCAATTCTGCGCGGCAACGTCAAAAGCCCACGGCAGACCTGCAGTCTTATTTGCCATCGACGGTTCGTTGGTAAAAGAGCAAAACGATGGACGAAGGAAGAGATTGAAATTCTTGAAAGTCTCAGTCTGTCGATGCCACCGAAGACGCTGTATACAACCTATTGCCAGTTAGCTGGTAGGGCTGGTTATCCAAAACGCAGTGAAGCAGCTCTGAGGGCAAAACTCAAGTTGATGGGCATTCCCTTGATGCCAGAAATTGATTGGTACACCTTGAAGCAACTGGCGGATTTTTTTGGGGCAACAAGACACGCCATGTTCAAGATGGTGAAAATTGGCTTGAAGGCAAAGAAGGAATCCGACTACCGAAATCAACCGTATTTTGTGAGCCGCGTTGAATTAAAGCGATTTGCACGAAAGTATCCGGGGTTATTTCGGGAGTTCAAGCGCGACGGCCTGTTTGTAGTGCTGGAAGATCGAGCGCTGATTGATTTGATCATGGAGCAGCCAATACAACGCCAACCAAGCCGCTACAACCCAACAAAGGTGAAATGCGTTGAGACTGGCAATGTGTATCCAAGTTGTCGGGCGGCGGCGCGGATATTTTTTGTAGATCCATCGGCTATCCACGGAGCGGCAAAGAAGGGTCACAGGGTTGCTGGGTATCACTGGGTTGCACTCCGCTGAATTTAGGGGTATACTCCTTGTGGGTCCGAAGCCCCGTCCTCAATCCGACAACCGCACACAACCTCTATGACCGATTACCCCAACCTCGGGGCTGTCATTACGCAGGCTGACGTATCAACGAAGGGCACTGGCTCTTATGCCGCTGATTACGTCAACTGGTGCCGTGTTACCCACCTGCTGCATGACAATGCTCCCGGATGGCAATTTGCTCTCAAAGCTCACGAGGAGACCGGCCACGTTTGGAAGGCTCCCGACGGAACCGCTTATGTGGTCGGGTGCTTTGAGCACATCAACGGATCCGATACGCCGCCCTTCCCGCAGGCGATCATGGATAACCGCAATAACGCCATCCTTTTTGAAAAGGTCACGGCCCGCGATCTCACAGACGCGCATCGCCGCTGCCTCTGCACTGCTGCTGCTGCTCAGTTTGGCTTGGCTTGGCAGCTCTGGGCGAGAGAGCCAGTAGAAAACCCACATCGGGAGGAAGCTGGTAAGCCTGCCTTACAGCAAGACGCGCCGAAGGAACCGTCTCAAGTGCGGGACACTCAGCCCAAGGCCAAAGCCAAAGCCGAACCAAAGCCTGAGCCCAAGGTCGTTTTTCTGACCGAAGAACAGGTTGATGAGGTCAAGGGTGCAGTCAAGGCATACGAAAAACGCGAAGAACTGATTACTGCCTTCAAAAAGCATTTCAAGATCATCGCGCCGCGTATCGCCGACCGCATTCAGTTTCCTGAACATAAGGAGTTCATTGACAAGTACATCGCTGAGAACCCATGAGGGCGCCCAAGCCCAAATCACCAACCGAAGTCAATCGCAAGAAAAACCGCTTTGTCGTAGCGGCCAAACTTTCGGCTGATCTTCACAAACAGCTTCGGTCGTACTGCGCCAAATCAGGCCAGAACATCAACCAAGCTCTTCGCCACATCATCACTACCTTTTTCGCCACCCATGGTTGATTATCCCAAAAACGAGTTCACCCTTTGGTTCAACTGTATGCCCGATCAAAAAAAGGAAGGGCACTACTGGGCAGCCGCTGAAATTCCGGTGGATGAACTTGAGAAGCTTTACAACTGGGCGCTCAAGCAAGATCCCGTGCAAAACCAGCGCGGTGAACCCTGCGTGAAGCTCCGCGCCAATCTGATGCCTCGCACTGCCGAATCCTCTGGCCGTGAATACCTGAAACTGGCCATCAGCGAACAGCGCCCCAAA